CTATCATACCAGATGCTGATGAACAGGCAGCAATCATCTCGACAATGGTGCGAATTACTGTTCTTGCCTGGTCAGGTGGAATTTTGACTTTAAATTATGTTGCCATACCAGGTGTACCGCAACAGAAAATCGATCCGACTTTTATAGCTTCGGTTTTTACAGGGGTTCTCGCAAGCTTTGGGATTCAGACTGCATCTAAGAAGGGTGATGGCACTATGAAGATGAATGGTAATGGTAATGGTGCTAATGGTGGACCACCTCCTGCTACTGCAAAAGATATTGAAGCTATCTTAGCAAAGGCTGGTCCTACTCAAACAATTAGGATTGAACAGGCTCCTCTTAAGATTACTACTGATACTAAATCAGACGAAACATTTAAAATGTAAAGATAAAGAAACCCTTAAATGAATAACTAATTATTCAAATGAACACACCGTATCCCAAACCAAGGTGGGATCTTGAGAATGATGTAGTACGACTTGAACAAATGATTATTGTTTACGAACAAGAAATCGAACAACTGAAGATTGAAAAGGATGAATTAAAAAAGGAGATCCTTTTCTTAAGAAAACAATTGAGGATAGAGGAGGAAGATGTGGAATCTTAATATAAAAGAAGCCTTTACTAAGGTTAAAGATTGGGACAAGGCATGGGCAAAAAAGATACAAGAGAAGTTTAAACTGACTGATTATCAGATGCTTTGTTTGGCATTTGGAAAGGGGTTTATACTTGGTGCGTTGATACTCTAACTGAGTGTTTGAGTCCACACCAAACTAGGCAAAAATTACTAGTCCGTGCTATAAATATTGTAGTATGGGATTGAATGATCATGCCCCTGACTCAACAGAAGCATTACACAGTAGGTTATCACGACTTACAACACAAACATCATGAAATATGTGAGTATGCAGTAGATGCATATGAAGCAATACAGAAATCCAAAGAGGATGTTCCTGCATTAAAGGAGCATCCTCATTTTGTCGATTACTGTGTTAACGAGGAAGTAAATAATATTTCTAAGATGATGGCAGCAGGTATTCCAATGGGACATTAGTTATGAAACATGAAATAATGTGGTGGATGAGTAGACTCACCATCATGGGAACATCTTTAGGGTTATCAGCATGGCTTGCTGCACAAGCATATGCGTAAATAGTATGGTATAATAACTTTACTTAGTATTTAATTATGATTTTTCTTTCTTGTCCACCAGTATATCATTTACCTGGTACTTGGACTAAATGTGCGGGAGCAATTGTTCCTCATGGAAATTTTACAGGACTTCCTCCTGAAGGACAACTAGTTGCAGTTATTTTAATACTACTTGCATTCTTAGTGGGGTATGGATTGTATCTTACCTTTGGATCTGGTAATGAAGAGTTAAGAGATCCTATTGATGAGCACGCAAAGATGCATGAGTTAGGTATAGCACACGGGCATGGTGGTAGTAAGGAAGCATATACTATGTCAGGTAAACTTGAGAAGCATAGTCACCCTCCAGATTTATTAGGATGAGTGAGGTTGTCCAGAGCGTAAATATTATGTTAGCTATACTTCTTGTAGGAGTATGTGTTACAATATACTGGATATTTAAATACGATGATTGGTATCCTAACCCCATTACTCATATCGACCACTCCAGGTCAGTGGATTCAGGAGATGAGGGACTGGGAAGCAGAACAGAATAGATCTACAGTAGAAGAGTCTATAAATAGCTCACTAGAAGATCTATGGGAGCAAGAAGATGGGGAAGATGGTTCCACCGAGCAGGAAGAGTTGTTACAACTTCCGAGTAGTATCGATAGACAAGGTACTGGACGGAGACACGATAGATGTCACCATAGATCTTGGATTCGATTTATTCAAGAAAGAACGGGTAAGGATTGCTGGAGTGGACACCCCAGAGAAGAGGACAAGGGACCTGGAAGAGAAGGCCCTTGGTCTGGACGCTACTGATTGGATGAAGAAACATTTGGAGGATACAATTGCAGGAGATGAAGAACTCACTATTAGAACAGAACTTGTGGGTGGCATGGGGAAGTATGGTAGGCTTCTTGGTTGGCTCTATGTTGGCGAGGATACTGTTTCACTAAATGAACAAATGATTACTGAAGGTTATGCTTGGGAATATGATGGGGGAACTAAACAGAAAAATTTTGAGGAGTTACGTGAGATTAGGCGTTCGTTTGGGACACTGGCAGAGTAACGATCAAGTATACATAGATCTGCATGGTAAAACAGGCAGACGAGTATATGCTGAATGGTCTATACCAACAGAGGAATATGATAGAAACTAGAGAAGATTTTCTTGCACTCTTAAAAGAAGATGCATACAAGAAAGGTGATTTTAAATTATCATCAGGTAAGAAGAGTGAGCACTATGTTAACTGTAAGCCAGTAACCTTGCAGGGTGATGCTCTTATGTTTATTAGTTGGTGTATGTTAGAGTGCCTTGAAGAGGATTGTGATGCTATAGGAGGACTTACCTTAGGTGCTGACCCATTAGTAGCAGGTGTTGCTATGGTATCAGCAATAGAAGAAAGATATTTGGATGGTCTGATAGTCAGGAAGGAACCTAAAGGACATGGAACAAAGGCATGGATTGAAGGTCCAACCCTAGCACCAGGTTCTAAGGTAACTGTATTAGAAGATGTTATTACTACAGGAGGTTCTGCTATTCAAGCAGCAGAGAAACTAAGAGATGCTG